AACTTGGACACAAAAAGAACTACTTGCAGAAGTCTATGATAGGAGTTATAGGGAAATTGAAAGCATTTATAATATTAATTATGGGTATTCATATTTGCAAATAAAAAAAGCAAAAGAGAAAGTATGGCAAAGGCTAGAAAAAAGAAAGTAACAATCAAACAAGGTGGTCTAGGTACTGCTATTGAAACGTTTACAGAACAGACAGGACTTAATAAGTTAGCCCCTAAAGACTGCAACTGTAAGGAACGAGTTGAAAGGCTTAATAAGATATTTCCTGTTAGGTTTAAAGCGCGTGAGTTTACAGAAGAGGAAAAGGTAAGCTACAAGTCTTTCAATGAACGTAGAACGCTTAAAATTGAGCATCCAGATGTTATTTATTTGTGTGATTTATATGCTGATGTATTTAGCAGACAAAAATGGTATCCAGAGTGCTTTAATTGTAGCGGAACAGTTCGAACAATGCTTAATATTATTGAGCGTTTAGATAAGGTTTATGAAGCCTGTGAGTAGATTCATTAATAATTTTTTATGATTATGGCAGACGGTAGAAAAAATAACGGTGGCAATAAAAATGCAGGTCGCAAACCTAAAGCAGAGGAACAGAAATTAATAGAAAAACTTTCTCCTTTAGAAGAAAAGGCTTATATAGCTTTAAAGAATGCTATTGAAGACCAAGAGAGTTGGGCGGTTAAACTATTCTTTGAATACATGTATGGGAAGCCTAAACAGATAGTCGAGCAAAAGACTACTCACGACTTTAATTCGTTTGATATTACGAAACTTTATGCTGGAGAAACACACGAGGAAATGGGATAGGTTAGGGAATCCTACAAGATTTTTCATCATAACAGGTGGTCGAGGTTCTGGTAAGTCTTTTGAAGTAGGTCGATTCATTAATCTGTTATCTTTTGATAAAGGTCAGAAAGTACTCTTTACACGTCAGACAATGACATCTGCTCATCTATCTATTATACCAGAGTTTCAAGAGAAAATAGACTTATTAAAACTTAATGATTGCTTTAATATAAACAGGGATATTATTGTTAATGAGATTTCTGGTTCAGAAATTATATTCAAAGGAATTAAGACTTCAAGTGGTGACCAAACTGCAAATCTTAAATCACTACAAGGTGTTAGCTGCTGGGTGTTAGATGAAGCCGAGGAACTAACTGATGAAACTGTTTTTGATAAAATTAACCTATCTATTAGACAAAAGGGTGTTCAGAATAGGGTTATATTAATACTTAACCCAGCGACTAAAGAGCATTGGATTTACAAACGTTTCTTTGAGCGTGCAGGCGTTCCAGATGGCTTTAATGGCATCAAAGATAACGTTACATACGTACATACAACTTACGAAGATAACGCTGATAATTTAGATGAGAGTTTCTTAAACGAAATAGCTTATATTAAACAGTCAAATCCACAAAAATATAAACACGTTATATTAGGTGGATGGCTTGACAAAGCAGAGGGTGTAGTTATTACGAATTGGAAGTATGGTAAGTTTAACCCAAACAATCTACAAACATCATTCGGTCAAGATTTCGGGTTTAGTATCGACCCAACTACATTGGTAGAGGTTGCGATTGACAAAAAGAAAAAACAAATCTACGTCAAGGAACATCTTTACAAGCCTAAATTAACCACTTCTGAAATAGCAGCTATCAATATAAATAACGCAGGAAATAAGCTTATAATAGCTGATAGTGCAGAGCCACGATTAATAGCAGAATTGTCAAGCAAAGGGTGTAAGATAGTTGCTACTCGCAAAGGTGCAGGAAGCATAAGTGCAGGAATTGCTATATTGCAAGACTATGAAATTATAGTTGATGAAAATAGCACAAACATAGTCAAGGAATTTAACAACTATATTTACGCTGATAAAGGTAGTAAGCTATACGTAGATAATTATAACCACATCATAGATGCAATTAGATACAATGTCTATTACCATTTGTCTGGTGGTGGTGCTATTGAAATACGTTAACAAAATAAAACAAAAATAGTTTATAAATTATGAAGATTAGAGTACCAGAAAATATTTCGGACATAACATTAGATCAATATCAACGCTATCATAAGTTGAGCGATCGAAAGGATATTGACGAACTTAATTTCAATAAGCGTTTAGTTGAGATATTCTGCGGCATATCCTATCACGATTCATCGAAGATTAATGCCAAAGATTACCTTGAGATTATAGAGATGGTTAAGTTTGCTATTGGGCAAGATTCTGAATTTGTGCAACGCTTTGAAATGAATGGGTTAGAGTTTGGATTCATACCAAACTTAAACGATATGACGTTTGATGAGTATAGAGCCTTATCTAACTTCGGCGTTGAAGTAGATAATTTACACTTGCTTATGAGTGTATTGTTTAGACCTGTAACAAACACAGATGCGTTTGGTAATTACAGTATAATGCCATACACAGGAATCAAAGAGTATTCTGACGTTATGAAGCAAACACCAATGAATGTGGTAAATGGTGCGCTTGTTTTTTTTTTGAATTTATCGAGAGAATTAAACAATCATATCCAGAAGTGTATAGCGCAGGAACAAGTGAGGGTCAACAAGCGAGCGACTATTTCGGAAAATGGAATTGGTATGCAACTTGGTACGAGTTAGCAAAAGGGAATATATTGAAAATGGAAAAGATAGGTAAGATGAACATTCACGAAATACACCTATTTTTAGCACATAAAATTGATAGGGCAAAGTTAAAGTCTAAATTAAGACAAGGAAAAAACGTTAAAGAATTATGAATCATTATACAGAGTTACTTTACTATATTAAGAAGCTATCCGAAGAAGATAGCTTTGTTAATACAGTTACACAAGGGGAATTTGAGCGTTTGGATTTAGACAAAGGGAATATATTTCCTTTAGTTCATATCCAGATTAATAGTGCAGGTTTTACCAATGGTCAAGTAGTTACTTTCAACGTTCAAATAGGATGCTTTGCAGTTAGAGATAAGACTTCTGAAACGGTTGAAGATAAGTTCTGGTTACAGGACAATGAGGTTGATAATATGAACGAAACTTTGGCCGTATTAAATAGGCTTTGGCTCAATATGTATCGTGATTTCGCAGACAATAACATTACTGCAAGCGAAAATCCAAGTTTAACACCGCACTATTTTGATTATAAGAATTTATTAGATGGGTGGATTTTAACGTTTGATGTTGAGATGCCAAATACAACTATAAGCCTATGTTGAAAGCTGCTTTAGATGATTTTGGAAAGTATGTAGTTCAGCAATCACGTAGCAACTTATCGAAGCAGGATAAGAATGTGAGTAAGAATTTATACAATTCAATTAGCTATGAAACTAAAGTAAACAAGAATAGCTTTGAACTTACTATTAATATGGTTGATTATGGTAAGTTTATAGATAAGGGTGTTAAAGGCGTTAATAGTAGTGCTAAAGCACCAACCAGTCCGTTTAAGTACACAAATAAAAGACCACCATCTAGAGTATTTGATAAGTGGAGTATAAAAAGAGGTTTTGCTGCTAGAGATGAAAAAGGTAGATTTTTACCACGTAAAACAATAAACTTCTTAATAGCTAAAAGCATATATGAAAAAGGTATCAAAACAACTAACTTTTTAACGACACCTTTTGAGCGTGCTTTTAAAAGACTTCCAGACGATGTTGTCGAAGCGTATGGTTTAGAATTAGATAGTTTAATGGAAACAGCAATATTATGATTAAAAGTTTATCGCCTCATTATATTACAACACCTTTTGAGAGTGTTTTATTGGATGAAATATGTTTAAGATACAGGCTTCAGATATTTATTTGGTCTGGTTTAAAGCAAGATATCCCTGCTGATGCAAAATATGAAATAACAATTAATAACGTTGAGCAGTCTGATGGGAACAGGGTTATAAACATATCCAGATTAATTAATGATTTTTTTAATTTCAAAGCTATTAATTCAGAAGATGGATTCACTAATCTAGAAAATAGTCCAAATCAAATATGGGTTAAAACTCAAGTATTTTATACAGGACAAAATGGAGTTGAAAGTGCAATACCAGAACACGAGAATACAAACATATGCGTTAAAGGTTATGGATATGGAATGTCTGGAGTTAATCCAGATGTGCCAGATAATAAAATACTGATGAATATAAACGACTACACCATGAAAGAGGGAGGTACTTTCATAGTTCCTATTGTGTTGGATGAAAGCGAGCCACCAGAACCACCATCAATAACAATTACAAGCGTTACAAATACAACTGATAATTTGTTTAGCGTTGTGTTTACTGCGATAGGTAGTTATACTAATTTAA